CAGCAGTTGCAACAGCAGAACCATGACCTGCAACAATAACACCATAGTTACTGTTTTGGTTAGCAGTTCCAGATGTACCTGCACCAGTTCCTACTGAAGGTAGGTTACTTGATACATATAATCTAAATCCTGCTAGATTGGTCAATGCAAGACCATTCTTTAGTTCAGCTGCATTAAAGTCTGCATTTACTAACTTAGAGTTTTCATCACCTAGTAGTTCCATAAAAACTGGGTCAACAACTAACCATCTATCTTGTGTGTCAACTTGCTGTTGATTTAACAATCTAGCCATTCTGTTGATGATTACCATTGGAGTTACAGCTGCAGTTGATACAGAAGTTGCTCCCGGAGCTAGGTTTTGAACAGGAATAGAGTGATCATCTGCTGATGAAGTAGTAATACTAGCAAATGATCCTTTGATTAACTTCATAGAAGTAAGAAGTTCATCTGATCCTGCTGTTGATACAGCTTTAGTGCCATTAACAGTGCTATTAACACCATCAGCTACTGCACTTAAACTTGACTGTGCATAACCTGACATATAACCTAAAACTTCTTGGTCATACTGGTCAGCCAATCTGTAGGCAGCTCTGTCGGTTGCAAGTTGCATAAAGTTCACATGACTATGTGCTTCTTCAATGTCATCCATTTTAAAAGCATAGTAGTTTGATTTATCAACAACAAGTTGGAAATCCTCGTCATCTAAATCTTGTGCTGTTACTTGCGTACCTCTGGCATACGCTTTAACTGAAATTTCAGGCTCTTTGATAATCCTGACTGTATCGCCCTGATTAGCAATTTCTCCGAAATAATCAGAGTTAGTTATGTCTCCAACAACAGTTGACTTACGAAAGGCAAGCTGTACCTGTTTGGAGTAGATTACTGGCGAAAAATTACCATTAGGTAAATTGCCGTAACCTGAAGTAGTTTGAAAAGCCATAATAAAATCCTCCTATTGCTTGGCTTATTTAAAAGCTAAACACCTTAGAAGAGGCTATATTTTCTAGAGTGCATATAACAGCAAGATAGCAAGTCTTAAAGTTTATGGGTCTATACTTATATAGGTAGTCTTTTACTAGTTTAGTT